GATAACAACAGTTCTAAAGGATTTTTAATTCCATTAACAAGATTACTAAACGACATAGCAAATGAACGGAGCAGAGAATTCACAACCAGTTAGAATGATATACCTAGACAACAAACAAGAAACAATATTTAAATCAGTATCCTACGCACATAGAGTAACAGGAATAAACGAGTATCAAATAAAACAATGTTTAAACCCTGTCAATAAGAAACGATTTACCTATAATGACCGAATAGTTGTTTTTCGCACTATAAAACCCTAATTTTGCATTATGGCTTTACAATCAATACCAAGATTAACCGCAAAGGCTCAACAAATATTTAACCGCTACATTAGGACTAGAGACAGTCAAGATGGATATTTTACTTGTATTAGTTGCAATCAGGTTAGAGATTATGAAAGTATGGATGCTGGGCATTATGTTCCTGTTAAGGGAAGTTCTGCCCTTCGGTTTGATGAATACAACGTAAACGGAGAATGTAAATCTTGCAACGGCTTTGACCAATTCCATTTGATAGGCTATCGCAGAAACCTAATTGATAAGATAGGAGAACGAATGGTATTACATCTAGAAAGCCAACATAGGTTGATTAAGCGTTGGAGTAGAACCGAACTTAATGAAATAATTGAAAAGTATAAATAATGGCGAAACTAAACGCAAACGGCAAAGTATCATTTGGCAGCAGAAAAAAAGGTAAGTACAAAAAAAGTAACGGACCGAAAGACAAACCAACAAAACCATATTCAAAACAAGGAAAATGCTAAAAGAAACATTTGTTGACATTCAAGGATTTATAGGATTATACCAAGTAAGTAATTTTGGTAATATTAAATCATTTAGAAGAAAAGAACCTATAATATTAACTCCATTTAAAGATACAAATGGGTATCATAGAGTTACTTTATGTGGTAAAGATTATGCAGTACATAGATTAGTAGCTTATGCCTTTTTGCCAAAAATTGAAAATAAAGATATAGTTAATCATAAGGATTTAAATAAAACCAATAATTTTATTGATAATTTAGAGTGGTGTAATACAAGAGAAAATGCTTTGCATTATCATAATTCGGATAATCCTTGTGTTCAAGTTACAGAAGCTAAAACTTATTCAGTTAAAATATATAAAAATAGAAAACAAGTTCATTTAGGAACTTTTAAGACTTTACAAGAAGCAAATTGTGTTTATATGGATGAATTCGCAAAATTAAATTAACAATGAAAGATACATTTTGTAAAAGAGAATACAAGTGCAAATGTGGAACTTTAAATGAAAGGTACATTTGGCATAGTGAACTTAAAACCTATACTTTTAAATGTAATAAATGCAATAAAGAATTGGACATAAAAAACTATAAAAGTAAGGAAGTGCCACAAACTGCATCCATTAGAACACCAACAAAAAACCGATAATGTTAATACCAGCAATCATATCTGTCATAATAGCCTTACCATTATCTATTTTATGGGTGTATTTACTTGATAAAAACAAAAAAGATGATGACGTATAATTTTATACTTGGGTCAGTATTTTTAATAATGTTATTATTTTCAATTATAGCACTTTATAAAATATTAAAGCAAATAGACAAAAAATGAACATAAACGAAATCAAACCAAACCCAAACAATCCTAGAATTTGCAAAGACCATAAGTTTAAACAACTTGTTAAGTCAATCCAAGATTTCCCACAAATGCTTGAACTCCGACCTATTGTAATAGATGAAAATAATATGGTACTTGGTGGCAATATGAGATTAAAGGCTTGTATTGAAGCTGGGCTTACGGATGTTCCTGTAATACACGCTAACAATTTAAGCGAAGAAAAGAAAAAGGAATTTATTGTAAAGGACAATGTAGGATATGGAGAGTGGGATTGGGATGACCTTGCCAATAATTGGGATGCACAGGAACTTACCGATTGGGGATTAGACATACCAAACTTTGATGTAAACAATTTAGAAGCCGAAGAAGATGACTTTGCAGTACCTGATGGCGGAACTGAAACCGATATTGTATTAGGGGATTTATTTGAGATAGGCGAACATAGATTACTTTGTGGGGATAGTACTGATAGCGACCAAGTTGCTAAACTAATGAACGGACAAAAGGCTGATATGGTATTTACAGACCCGCCTTATGGAATGTTTTTAGATACTGATTATTCAAAAATAAAAGGTACTGAAAATTCAATAGGATTTAAAGGCAATAAAACAGGAAATAAATATGATAAAATAATAGGTGATAATGAAGATTTTACACCTGAATTGATAAACACAATTTTTGCTTCATTCCCTAAAACAAAAGAAATATTTATTTGGGGTGCAGATTATTTTGTTGATTTATTACCTAATTATGGTAAAGATGGAAGTTGGCTTGTTTGGAATAAAAGAAGCAGTGAAGCACAACAAAGAGGAATAGGAAATTGTTTTGAGTTATGTTGGTCTTTAAATAAACATAAAAGATTTGTATTAGATTTTGAGTGGTTTGGATTTTTAAGTAAAGATGACCCTAACGAGGCAAGAAATAGACAACACCCTTCAATGAAGCCGTCTAAATTAATTAGCAGAATGATTAATGAATTTTGCAAAGATGCTAATATTATTGTTGATATATTTTTAGGTTCAGGAACTACAATGTTAGCAACGCATCAACTTAAACGAAAATGCTATGGGATAGAATTAGACCCAAAGTATTGCCAAGTTATTGTGGACCGAATGAAGAAACTTGACCCATCATTGATAATCAAGAAGAACGGAGTAACTTTGTAACAATTAAGAAAGTGATTAGAGAAAATGGCAAACGAACAAAATTTAATACCAGCACAAAAAGGAGAAGTAAGAAATCCTAATGGCAGACCAAAAGGAATACCAAATAGTAAAACAAGGCTTTTGCGTTTACTAGAATTAGTACAAGTAAAAACCAACCCAATTACAGGGGAAAAAGAGGAGTTTACAGTTGCAGAGCAATTGGATATGATGGTATTACAAAAGGCATTCAAAGGGGATTTAAGGGCTTATCAGGAAATACTTGACCGACTAGAAGGCAGAGCAAAACAAACAACCGATATAAACGCAAACATTCAAGGTAGCGTTCAAATAGTAATACAACAAGATGACCGATGCAAACCAATTGAAGATTAATGCAACACCAGTATTCTTTGCCAACAAAAGAGCATACGAAGGCAATTATCCTGTCATTTGCAATGAAGGTGGCACAAGGAGTTCAAAGTCTTATTCCATTGTTCAGTTACTGATTGAAATAGCCTACAACAATCCAAAGACTAGGATTTCAATAGTATCGCATTCCCTTCCACATATTAAGCGTGGTGTTTATAGGGATTTTAAATCTATAATGGAGAATTGGGGTTTATGGTCGGATAATGACTTTAGTTTTTCCGATTTCATATACACTTACCCAAATGGGTCTTACATTGAACTATTCGGATTAGAAGATGAAAGCAAAGCTAGAGGACCAGCAAGGGATGTTCTATTTATCAACGAAGCCAACTTAATAAAAAGAACTTTATACGACCAATTACTAATGCGTACAACAGGTAAGGTTTTCCTAGACTGGAATCCTGCTGACTTTGTTAATTGGGTTTATGAAATAGCTGACAATCCTGAAAACAAACGCATCCATTCTACCTACCTAAATAACCTGCCAAACTTATCGGAATCACAAATAAAAAACATAGAGCAGTATAAAAACCTACCTGATGACTTTATGTGGAAGGTTTACGGATTAGGTCAAAGAGGTGCAGCAAAAGAACTTATTTACACTCAATGGAAACAATACGACACCGCACCTGAAGGCGATGTATTCTATGGGCTTGACTTTGGATATGTGCATCCAGCTGCATTAATAAAGGTTACCCATCACGAAGGAGAGAATTACTTTGAGGAAATAATTTATCAAAGTGGTCTTACCTTATCCGACCTAACAAGATTGATAAAAGAAAAAGTGCCTGAAAGAGCAACTATCTATGCAGATGCAGCCGAACCAAAATCAATAGAGGAACTTTACCGACAAGGATTTAATATTAAACCTGCTCAAAAGGATGTATGGGCTGGAATAGTTAAAATGAAATCTTATCCAATTAACATTCAGTATCATAGCCAAAACTTACGCAGGGAGTTTATGTCTTACAAATGGAAAAAGGATAAAAACGATAATGTAATTGAAGAGCCGGTAAAAGCAAATGATGACGCATTAGATGCTTCACGATATGCAGTATTCACTCACTTGACCAAACTAAAATTTGAAGTAAGTGTATTTTAGTATAATTTCTTTAACTTTGTTTAAATTCTAATAATATGGGTTTATTTGACATCTTCACTAAAAAGAAGATTAACACACTATTTCCAACAATTCC